CACTGCATTTCTGCAATGTTCAGAGCACCGCATCAATCATGACAATTGCATATACATTCGTCATAATCGTCTTCTCGCTTGCTACGTTCAGGCTGACAGATTCTCCACCCTTCTGTTAATTTAATGTCTTTGTTCTTAAGTTCTTCAAAACATTTTTCACAGAAGGTTAACATTTTATAGTTATTACTATAATGAATATCTTCTTCTGAAATATAACCTAAATGTTTATTGCACCATTGTCTTAAATCCATCTTGCCCCTTGTCACCTTCGTCTTTACGCTAAGGCTTCCAAGTCTATCAGAGAAGATTTAACGTGGTCTACATTTTTTAAACCACGAACTACACCTTGAATTCGCCATGGAAAATATGGGCTTTCGGGGTGGTAATAAGAAAATACAGGCACAAAAGGATATTTATCTACGCCCATAGGATTCGGGCCATAATACATAACCTTACCTTGAACAACTATTGCAACTTTGTGTGTAGGAATTTCTTGTTCAGTTATTGTAAGCGTAGGATGTTGTTGTAAGAATGCTCTTAATTTTGCATCATCTTCCAATTTCCATTCCATAGTCTCACCCGTTTGAGTATCTACTATGCATTTCTGGGTACGGAAGTCTCTATGATAGAATTCATCATATGTCATAAGTTGCTTGTAGCCATAATTGTAAGATTCGGCTGCAAATTGGAATTTGCCATCTTTAGCATTGCCATAATCATTAGGCATTAAACCAAGAATCTCATCAGTATATGCAGGTAGTAATGATATAATTTCTCTTTTTGTTAAAAACTTTCTTGTCCACATTGCATTACAATCTGACATATCAGATTTCTTAAAATAAGGATCAACTAGAAAATAGTTGTACGGCAGATTATCAACCTTAATTGTTCCTGAAACAGGATCCTCTCTATAATCTATCCAGACTTGAAGAAAGTTCATTCCACCAATGAGTGAACCCAAGAACGCTTCTGATATTGTTTCAAGTACGCCTCCTGTTCTGTTTATATGCATTAATATCTTACTGAATTGATCGGCAGTATGATTGTCACCATTCTCAATAGGTATGGCAACAGTTGATTTACGATTACGTCGCTGGTAACCAGAAATCATATTTACTGTACGCATTATCCTATTAAAACAGAATTGTCTTGCTCTATTAGCAGGAAGATTTCCATAAAGGTCGTTCCAAAGCGTCTGATCGTTTAAATAAAACCTTAAGTCAGTGTCAGCTTCGCTCCAAAAAGATTGATTTATGGTAATACTTTCGGCATAAAAAGCCTCCATTCTACTTAAGAGCCCTTTATAGCGCTCATCGTAGTATTGGGGCCCTAATTCGGGAAATAACATGCATGTTCTCCTGTTTGTTAAGAGAGTTGTAATGCTGTTAATCTAAAATAATGCTTGGATAAGAGCAATTGAAAGCTAGAATCTCATTCGATCGTCTTTAAAGAAGTTTGGCATATTACCTTGATAACCTGCGCGTGATTTACGATAAAGTTCATCAAGATCCTCTGCTGACATTCCTTGCTTCATATTTGGTAATGATAAACATAAATATCTTAAAGCATCACAAATGTGAGAATTGCTATCATGTTTGGGTTTATTTCTGTATACCTTATTAGCAGAATCATATTCTTTTCTATAATTACGCAATGCAGCTATTAGCGGCTTGCATTTATTATTGTCTATAAAAGTCCTTGGCAATGTGGTTCTGACAGATTCTATCCCATCAATAATTGTAAGATTAGGCGCAATCGTAAAATTAAAATTAAGTTGTGCAGCTTTCTCAATACGAGATAAGCCGCCTGCTGTATAGTCTCTAACTGCAAGATCATGAGGACCAATATGCTTACCCCAAGTATAAGGCTTAGATTGCAGCACATTTATGTAATGTTCCATCCCAACATCTTTATTTATGTACATATCTATAATATGAACCGCGCTTCCTATAACTTGGAACATCAATATACAATTTTGATCGGACATTCCCAAATCCCATGCGCTATGTACAGGATAATTAGGTTCCCAGTTTACACTTCCAACTTGATTATTGACTTCCATTTGAATTAAATATTTAGAATAATATGCACCGATAGCTCCAATAGAGAATGAACAATTATATTCTTGCTCGGCCATGTCTGCTGATATTTCTCCCATGGCAATTTCTTTTTGTATTTGATATTGAGAAATATGTCCTGTATCGGCTGCTGTTTTAAAATCCAGGAACCATTCATCTGGATTATCTTTAGCAATATTATATAAAGTGAAGAAATGATTTTCCCCAAAAGGAGTAGATATAAATAATACCCAGCCATCATTATTTAATAATATTGGTCTCAATGTAGGATAGCATTGAGGATGACTATATGATGCCTCACTTATCACGCATCCTACCGGGTTTGTTCCCCGCAAAGAATCATAATTTTCACTACCTACAAATTGAATAATGGAGCCTGTAACTAATGTAATTTTCATTTGTTGGATATTAATACTAACTATTAATTCAGCAGGAATATAATCAAGGATTTTTTCTCCTGTCGTGGTTATTCCATCGAACATTACCCGCCTAGCCTGCACGGCATTGGGTAATAAGTAATAGTAAATTCCTGTTCGCCGCAAAGCAGCTCGTATCATTAGATTGAAAGCACAAATATCTTTACCGGCTCTACGTGGCCACACGGCCAATAGCTTCTTATAGCCGTTAACTTCCAAAGCACGGCATAAAGGTAATTGATAGGGCCTAGGCAAAAACTTATTTAATTTAACTTGGGTTTCAATTTGCATTTGAAGTCATAAAGGTTTCTGTGCCGCTAATAGTAATTCTTTTATCTTCTCAAGATTATTCTCATCGGTAGCATTCTTAAGCTGTGCGTTCCATTCCTTGTTTGTTTTCCAGCGTGGAAGATAATCCGGCAAGGAGGCCGCTATTACCGAACCCATAGACAAGAAATGTTTTCTGCATATTCTTTCATTTCTAATGCCTATCCTTTCAAGTGCAATTAGGTGAGCTTCAGCCATAAAGCTATATTTATTTACTGCATCATAAAAAGAAGATCTGGGTATACCCAGATTTATATAAAATTCTTCAATAAAATCACCATCAAAATGTACTAACATATCTGAAATATGCCCCCAATCAGCTTCACTCCGAGTTTTGGGTTCATAATTCAGCTTTCTGCTAGGCTTAGAAGATTTTCTTTTTGTCATATTAAATCCCGATGTTCACGGAACCCATGAATTTCTTGTAATATAAATTCTGTTCGTGGTCCATTGCCATCATCATATACTTTTTCGATAGAATGTTTAACAATTATGCAGTCATCTTTATAAGCTATTGTCTCGATGGCATCCTCAACGAACTTAGTTAGATTTGTATTATCGGGTCGAGATATAAACCATTGATCATAAAGAGCAGTTTTTCTTTTGAGGCTGATGTTTTTAGCAATAGGCATATAAAATATCACATCCATAAAAACGGGTCCTTCAAAAAAGTGTTCATAGTTATGTTGTTTTGAAACTGCGATGCCCCATATTAATTTCAGATGTTTTTGAGAATCATAAAATCGGCCGCGTGATAATCTGGCGCGCGCCAGCGCAATTGGATCACCATGAATAACATAAAACTTACAACGTTCACTCAATCTAACACCTCATCCCAGTCTTCGTCGTAATCTGTATACGAATCAGAATCTTCTGAATCATACTCAAAGTGAGGTAATTCGGTCAATAAATCATCAGTTGGAAGTAACTGCTCTTTGTTAGCTAAATCCACAAGCTTCCCATTTATGGGATGTATTTTTTTAACATCCGAAACACGAACGACGTTCTCATTAGACGAATGATCTTCAATTGGTTGGGTATTTGTATTTCCATTCATCATTTCTCTAATTGTAGCAAAACTATGACCCTCTGCAAGAAGCTTAAACATTAAGTCTCCTTGCTGTTTGTTGATTCTTTTTTGTTCTTCGCTTACTTCTACAATAGGCTCTGTATATTCTTTATATATACCTGAATCTACAGTTACGGGCTTTTTGGGTGTAATGACTTTTCCAGAAAAGGGGTTTTCACATATCTTCAACAATGTCCTGAAAGGATATTTTACCGATTTCAGTCGTTTCATGAATGAGTATGCTTTGAACAATTGATTTTCTGGGAACTTTGCTAGTTCATTCACTTCGTAATATCCAAAGTTATATTCTTTTTGCAAATTATCTAAAAATTTCATCTCCTTCTTTCTATATAAAGTTACCTTATTATAGTTACTTATATATTCTTTATTCATATTAAATTCATGTTGTAGGACATTTGGTTCCAGATGCTTTGTTTGGTTAAATGACAATAACAATGATGCTGCAAAAATTATACGTTTGAACTTTAATGCCCATAAAATGTCAGACAGTGATTTTCTTATTTCTTCATTATGAAAGAATTCATTGATTGTATAAGTGCAGGTTCTCTTGATTCCACGATATGTCTTTTTAAAGAAGCCAAGTTCATCCAGTTCCCTGGCGGCACGATTGCCTGTCTTTAAACAATAATTATTACCGATTAACTTAGATTGACTCGCATATATAACACGATGTTTGTTATCCAGTAGTAGAGAAGTATTTAAAAATTCAACTAAAGATTTCTTCTTGAGAATTTGTCTTATTGTCCATTCAGCCTTTTGATTCTGCCAGTCAATTTGTAAACCATTGGCTGTCTTTTTAAGGCTTTTTTCATTTTGTGCTTAATTTCTGCTTGTTAATGAGATAGAGTGGATGTTAATAACGGCTCCTGCTAACTCCAGTGAGTTGTTGTGGTAAAATAGACACTGAAGTCGGGAAACAACTAATCAGTGTCTATAATTTTTACTACTTATTTCAACTAAAACAGCCCCATCATAATATATTATTTCTATTTAGGCAATTCCGATTTATAAATTATCATTGCAGAATAAAAAGAATCTCCATCGACTCTTACCATTTGATATTTAATATCAATAATCTCACAATTTAATTCTTCAAGCGATTGTAATTGACTATTAATACTTTCCTGTAAGTCGCTGCACATACGTTCCCACATTGTTTTTACTCTAATCATAGTTATCTTTCGTAAAATTTAGTTAATGTTGGTTCAAAGCTCACGCTTAATCTACCAATGGGACCATGTCTGTTTTTTGATATTAATATCTCAGCTTCATATAAATCTGCTTCTTTGTTGTATATACAATCCCTATAAATAAACATAACCATATCGGCATCTTGCTCAATTGAACCCGAGTCTCTTAAATCCGAAAGAACGGGTCTTTTGTCTTCACGATCCTCACATTTACGGGATAATTGAGATAAACATATTATTGGTATATCAAGCTCCTTAGCAAGAGCCTTTAGCGAACGGGTAATTTCACTTATCTCGTTAACCCTTCCATCATTACGCTTTAATGAATTGATAAGTTGTAAATAATCAATAATCAGCAGGTTAATATTATGTTCCAACTTGAAGCTGCGTGACATGGTTCGTATATTCATAATATTCAATGATCCCGTATCATCAATAACAATGTTTAAGCTTGCCAGGTCAGCAAAAGCATCAATCAGTTTTGAACTATCAATTTTATTAGCATCGTAATTCTTGATTAAATGTTGATTAATTTCAGTTTCTGTTGAAAGCATTCTTATACATAATTGGTTCGCTGACATCTCTAACGATAATATACCTACAGATGCCCCTTTCTTTGCTGCGTTTACCGCCATATTAATGGCCAATGAGGTCTTACCCATCGCCGGTCTTGCCGCAAGTATAATAAGATCACTTTTCTGAAAACCATTTGTTATTTTATCGATGCAATTAAATCCACTTGTGATGCCTGTTAAACCACTTTCATTTGCTTTAATCATTGAAAATTGTTGGATAGTATTCTTTAAATGAATATTCAATTGATATCCTGCACTTTTTATTCTCTTTTTCCCAAGTTCAATTATAGCCTTTTCCGCTTCATCAAATAAATGATCAATGGTTCTTGTTCCAATATTTTGTATAAATGTTATTTGGTTTAATGAAAAAGTGATCATCTCTCGCAATAAAGACTTATCTTTTATTATTTGAGCGTGCTTCTCAATCAAAAAAGGCTCAGGTACATCATCTTGAATCTTCAATAAATATTCATAACCGCCGATCTCCTCAAGTTGCTTTCGATTAATAAGCTCATTTTGCAATGATATTAAACCAAGCGACATCTTTTCTTTATGAAGCTTCAACATACAATCATATATATCTCTGTGCCTTAAATTGAAAAAATCGTTTACATTTAGAATATCTTCAACCCTGCTAATGGTTTCATTCTTGTACATGATTGTACATAAAACAGAAATCTCAGCGGGTTGGCTATTGGGCAGCTTGCTATTGTCTATCATCTTTGTCCAAGTTTAATTCAGCATAAAACTTCTGCTCTTCATCAATTATCTTCTTTTGCTCGTTTGACAATAAATTAAAATCATCAAGCTTATATCTTTCTATGTTCCTTCT